AGCAAAGTTCTCGGCATAGAAAAGATCCGAGTGAAAATCCATCGGAATCTTTCTTGAAACCACATACTCTTTGCATTCGTGGTCATCGGACAGTTCCACCACCGAAGGTAGATCAATTCTCTTTCCATCAAATGAAGGTTGCTCAAATTTGAATTCAGGCTTTGTATAATTTGAATGTCCATTCTCTCCACCCTTCCATCGTTCCAAGGCATATTCTCTGCACAGAGCAGGAGAAACTTCCTCAAGAAATTTATACAGCGTTGTACTTATACCACAATTGTGGCAGCGATAGAAGAGATTGTTTCCTTTCTGATAGAAATATCCTCTTGCTCTGTTCTTGTTCTTCTGTGAATCCCCACAGATAGGACAACGACAGTTTGCAAGATTATCCTTCTTCCAAGCGAACTTGTCGAGGGAAGAAGAAACCATGCTGAGATATTTCTTATCGGTGATTATTGACATATCGGTGTGCTTCTGGGAATGCTCGGTTTGCCCATTCTTGCCACTCTGGAAGATCTTCGTCTCTCACAAAAGGCAAAGAAGCCATTCTTTCATCAAAACTACGAGTATCTGTGTCCTTGATCCACTGCATTTGCTTGTATTCTCCATTAAATATTCCAGTCATTTACATTACCTTTCTTCTTGAATTTTGCAATAATCTTTTCACCGTGGCCAGAAGATCCTACATCGTCCTCTTCGCCAGTACCAATCAAATCATCCTGTTCGGAAGGATCTACATTATACAGTTTCATCTTCGCTCTGTTAATACCAACTACAAACTTTCTGTTCTTTGTTAGTTCATTGTATCGGTTCTTCAGTTGCTTAACCATAATCTGATTCTTCTGATCCAGTTCCTCTGTTCCGATCAATGCAAACATCAGATCGGCAGTGGCAGGAAGTCCGAACGATTCGGATGTGTTCTCAAGACCAATATCGGTATTGTTGTGTCCTGAACGATTCACCTGCGTTGCTGTGAACACAGGCACATTTCGTTCGATGGCAAGACCACGAAGTTCCTCTGCAATCGCTTTCACTACGCTATAAGAACTCATCGTTGCAGATGCCTTTACTCTGGCAGAAGAACAGATATTCAGATAGTCGATGAAGATGATGTCAGGTGTGAACTTTTTCTTGAGAAGCAACTCGTCAAGCAGATGTCGGAAGTGATTCACATGGGCAGTTGCAGTTGGGTATTCCTTGATAATCAACTTACCAGTAATACCCTTGGTTGCGTTGTAGATCTTCTTACCGTACATCGGTTTTGTAAGTTGCTTCATATCGTCAAGAGTGATGTCCATAATGTTGGCATCAATACGCTCGGCAATACGCTCTTCTGACATTTCGCAAGTGATGTACAGAACATTCTTGTTCTGAACAAGACAATTTGCAGCATGATGACATAGGAAAAGCGACTTACCTACACCAGTACCAGCAATCACTACATTAAGTGTCTTTTGTGGTACTCCACCGTTCGTAATTGAGTTAAAAAATTCGATGTCAAACGGAATTTTCTGTTCGACTTTGTGGTAGAAGTCGTACCGCTTCTCCGCGTCCTTGATGAAATCGTGTCCGATGTTCGTGTCAAAGGATACGGATAGTGCTTCAGATAAAATCGAGGGGAGAGCGGTAGGAGTACGGGTCTTCGACTTACCTTCGATGATCTGAATGGATTCCAAAATAGCATTGTAAAGAGCGCGGTCTTTACAGAACTTTTCAGTTTCGTCCACGAGCCAGTCTTCGTCTTCGGTTGTTTCCGAGAGATCTTGTACCAAGGTAGACGCCTTCTCGTAGTCCGTCTGGGTAAGGTCTTTATCATTCTGCAAGGAGATAACCAGTGCGTCCTTGTTAGGCAATCTGTTATAGTTATTGATGAATTCATAAATCTTCCTAAAAACTTTTCTTTCACTGTTTTCCGCGAAATAATCTTCCTTAACGAATGGCAATACGCGGCGAGAATACCCTTCGTTGTATATGAGGTTCTGAAGGATTACCTTCTGAATATTTGTACTCATTATTCCTCATCTGTCAAATTTTGCAACTGTTTAGTGAACTCCTCATCGGAGACGATAATATTACTGTTTGTAATTGAATACTTCTCACGAACAAATTGTGAGAAAGATGGATCAGTCAAAATTGGCAACCAAAATTCCTTAGTGTCTGTTTCCTTCTCTCGGTACTTCTTTTCTTCACCTTTTCTTGCATACCATCCATTAGATGGCTTTACTACATGACCAGACTCAAGAGCAATATCAAGAAGACCACTCCAACGACTAATACCTCCCTCGAAGGAAACGCTGATAGGAATCTTAGACTTTTCTTTAACATAACGAGACTTCTCAACATTGATAATAAAGTTGTAACCAGTAAGTTCGGTTCCGTCCTTCTCCTGCTGGCGACCAAGAATGAAGATAGTATCGGCAGAATAGTACGATCCAGTACCACCACCAACGATATCCTTCGGATACATTCCAATCTCCTTGTAGGTATGATTGACCACTACCATAGGAATATCCTTGAGGGTAAGATGTGGTGTAATCATACGAAATAGAGACTTGATCTGCTTGGCACGCGACATATCGGCAACAGACTTGCCCTCCAAAGCATCTTCGACTTCCTTCTTGGAAGCCAAATTACCGATAGAGTCGATCACGATGATCAATCGTTCTCCTCGATCAAGACTCTGTAGTTGCTGCATGATGTCGAACTTAAGTTCTTCCACATCCTTGATTGGCGTATGAAGAACTCTATCCATATCAATACCGAATGTTTCGAAATAACCTTGCGGAGTACCGAACTCCGAATCATAGAATAGCATAGCAGCATCCTTGTACTTGTCAAGGTAAGACTTAGCCATCAACAAAGAAAATGCAGTCTTAAAGTGCTTGCTAGGGCCGGCCCACATGGTGATGCCAGGAACAAACCCACCATCCAAACGACCAGACAGTGCGACATTAATCACAGGAACTGTGGTTTGAATCATATCCTTCTTGGTGAAAAACTTGGAAGAGGACAGTACTTCCGAGTCCTTGATTGTAGAATTTTTCTTAAGTTTGTCTAAAATGCCCATCACTTCAATCCTTTCATATTGTTTTTGACCGCTTCTATAACTTCTTTTATAGAATTTGCTTCAACAACATAATTTTCATATGTGTCGATATTTACATCTTTTCTCTTATTGATTTCTTTTATAGTAGACAGGAGTTCTGTTTGCTTTCTCTCAAGAACACCAAGAATAATAGCATAATGTTCGTATTTAAGTTTATCCAAAGAGAGACTCCAGTGTATTTGATTTTTCATGCTTCCAACCAATCACATTTGTGATCGTGGTCAGAGGTTCAAGAAAACTCTTCTCGAACTGCATATTATAGTCGATAAAACGCTCAAGATCAAGTTCCTTCGGGATGCTTCCTAGAAAAGAAACAACTCTGTCACCAATGGTATTGGGAACCTTGAGATAAACAAACTTGATCTTCTCACCATCCTTAATGACAGGATATTTCTTCTGCAACTTCTTCTGCTTTATCGCATGATTGTACAGAAGAGAACCCTTGACATGGATGGGGGTGGACTTGCGATAGATCGTATTTGCATCGGCATATTCCAACATTCCTCTACAACTACGAGGAAAGGCAATCTTTTCCGCTGGCAACTTATTGAACTGCTCACGAAACTTCTCCACGAAAGAAATAAGATTGTCTTCATCGGCATTCATAAGAATGTCGATTGCTTTCTTAAGTCCATCTCTCACTATTTGCGGAGTAGATGATCTCGTCGTTTCAATACCCATGATCTTAAGTTCTGGCTTATCAAGAAGAACATCGTCTTCGCCCATGAACACATTAAGCATATATCGCTTCTTGGCAGTCCATATTCCTTTGTTGGAAATAGACTCTCGCTTCATATTCATCTTCTGCTGATAAGCGTTCATCATCACCGCAAGTTCTTCATACTTCTTCTGAATGAACGGAGTAAGAGAAGACTTACAAGCCTTGTCCAAGAACTTGACAACTTTTTGATATTCTTCTGGCTGAACACCAGCAGGATAAATCTTGTCTACCAACTTTTCAAGACAGATGTAAACAGAATCTGTATCGCTGGCAATAATATAGTCTTGATCTGTTGTTTGACAAGTCTTGTTGAGAAAATCATTAAGATGCTTCTCGATCCAACGAATAGACAACTGACCAGAGATAGTGATTGCTTCTGCAAGATCAAGGTCATAATATCTGAAATATTGATTTCCTACAGCACCGAAAGCAGAGTTGAGTTGAATCTTACGAACCAACTGAAAGTTATGATACTTGGAAATATCGTTGTTCAGTTGCTCGACTTCTTGCTTTGTAAGAGCATCTTTCTTTTCCTTCAGAGTTCTCTTGCATTCCAACATTAGTTTCTTATAGTGCTTGCGCTCTTCGTACATACTCTCCATCAGAGAAGCAAGAAACCCCTTCTTGTCTTTGCGAAAAGCAACACCGTTCGCTGCGATGGATAAATCATCCGTCTTAGCGGCAGAGAGATAGTCGTGAGGATCTACGAATGTCTTTGTGTTTTCACCATTCACCATACGAAGTATGGAGTCAGGAGATACGCTTCCGCGACTATAAGCAGGATTCTTGTGCTTTGTTTCGGGAGAGATGTTGTACTGCATTATGAGGTGCGGATACAGAGAATCCAAGTCGAATGACACAATCCATTTGTGCATTCCTGTCTGTGGATCCTTTACATAACCACCGGCAAACTGCTCTTCCTTTTCCTCGGCATTCTTCTGAGGAATGACGATGTTGCGATCAGAAAGATAATGATAGATGATGGCATCCCAAGTGCGAACCTGAGAGAACACATCGTTGAAGTTCACCTTGGCGTTGTAAGCAAGAGCAATACCCAGTTCCAACAACCGAAGTTTCTTCTCCAACTTCACGACGAGTTCGACATCAATATAGTTGTACTCTACGAACTTGGCAAAGTCCTTCTTGTAGAACTCCTGAATGTTGGAATAGTCGTCATACGAGATCTTGTTCTCTCCAAGTTCCACGGATGCGATATGATCCAACTTGTAGGACTCCCGTGTGACAAATGTAAACTTACGATACAGATCGAAGTAATCCATCGTGGCGATACCGACGATATCATACACCGTGTGTTCCTTCTGCATCGCTGTGACTATGCGAGTCTTGAGAGTTTCCCAAGGTGAAAGTTTCTTCGACTCTCCCTCACCAAGAACCTTATCTATTCTCGCAAGAAGATATGGAATATCGTAGAACTGAATGTTCCAACCTGTGACAATATCACAATCTTCGTTACGCCACAGAGCAACAAATGCCTGAAGAAGTTCATCTTCCTCTTCGTAGTCAATAACGGTGTGATCTTCAGTCATCTTCTTGGCATTACCAAGACACAGAGTGTATGTCTTCTCCCTGTCTCCCTGCACGAAACGCATCGTGATGACATTCACTCGCTGATCGCACTTCTCAATCGTAGGAAAACCATCCTCACACTCCACTTCGATGTCTAAGTAGCACACCTTGAGAGCAGAAGGGTTGTATTGTATTTCGCCAGGAAACTGATCGTGAATGAAAGTGTAAGTGAAATCTGTGTTTCCATAGATCTCTACTCCATTCACATCCTCATATTGCTTTACGAACTCACGGCATTCTCGTATTGAACCAAAGTCAACACGATCAACATACTTACCTTCCAAGGTCTTCCAATTTGTCTTCTTATCAGAAGGCCAGTAAAGATATGGATTGTAGTTTTCTATGATGGTTGAACGAACAAAAGATCCATTGTTGGACTTGTATCCACGACAAAGGATCTTTTCTCCGCGCACAAAGGCGTGAGTGTAGAATATCATTTTGTGTTTTTGCAGCAACCGTTGTTTGAATAAGGCGATTCTTTTAGAAGTCGCGGCTCAATACGAATAGTTGTTTCTTTTGTATCTTCTTGTTTCTTTTCAAGATCTTTGTCTGCAATATAAGCAGACAAAAGTACCATATAGTTAATGACATCTATGCAAGTATCCTTAAACGACTCATCGGCCACATGCATCTTACCGGCACGAATGAAAGAACTCAAACGACTCATTTTATCTGTTAGTCGGACCATAAATCCCTGTTCCGTCTTGCAGATGCCCATGCTCTCGACACGGGTAAAGTTGGCAAAAGGTTCGATTCCTTCGTTCCCTGCATAATCCTTGTTTTTTACTTTCATCAGTTCTCTGGCTTCAGCACAGAGTTTCATATGATGTTCCAGCAACTCATCACGGGTCATATCACACTCCTGTGGAACCAAATCCACCATTACGATCAGTTTTCTGAACTGGTTTAGTATAGCATTGTTCTATCGTATAGTCAAGTGTTTTAATCAATTCTCCTTGACAAATACGATCACCGTGCTTTATCACAAATGGTTCTCCGCCGTTGTTCACTAAGATCACCTTGAGTTCATCGACATAATCAGAGTCGATGATCCCTTCACAGTTTGCCATAGTGATTCCGTTCTTAAGTGCCAAACCAGAACGAGGATGAAGACGAACGGAATAACCTTCAGGAATATCTAGGATGAGTCCTGTAGGAACGGCTACTCTATCTCCAGTATAAAGATAAATTTCTTCGTTAGACCAACGAACACTTTCTTTTCCGTATATCTGTATGGAATTTCCCTTTAAGCAAGCAGATATGTCAAAACAAGCCGATTGCTGTGTGCTGAATTTAGGAAAAGTAGAGTATGGATTTGTTTGGTATATTTTAAGCATAATTTAAATCTCACATATAACAATATATTCATCGGGATGTGTAGTTTCATCTATTATACACGAACCCACACTAGAAGTAATCTCTTTTATCTCATTTTTTGTATAAGAAACAAGTTGCAAAAGAGAAAGTCCTTTGATGTTTTCTTGTTTTATAACTGTAAACAGAATATATTTATTTGTAACTTTTTTACTTTGTTCAAGTAATTTTTTAAGTATTTCTTTATTATCTTGAATATTTTCATTTATATTGTAAGTTACTGTTCCGTATAAACAAACAATATCATATTTGTTATTTGGTATTTCAGTAAATGTTTGACAGTTACATAATGCTAATGCATCAGTTCTTATATCAACTGCATGATATATCACATCATAATTATTATATTTTAACCATTTATGTAAATTACAGCAACCAGAACCAACATCAAGAATACTTTTAAACTTTAATTGATTTAATACTGAAAATCTTTTGTTAGATAATACTAAATCATATCCTGTATTTTCTGCTTTAGGATAATAATAATTTATGTCGCGGGCTCTGTTGGCCATATTATATCAAATGGATCCGATTGATTGGTAATATCACGAAGAGATTGACGATACGATGCCCATTCTGCTTTAGTTTGTATATCAAGCGGTACATCTGAAAGTTGAGTCCAATCACAAAGAGATAATTTATAATTTCTTTGTCTACGACAAATTTCCCATGCTTCGGTGTTAGATACTGGAGTTACAGTATATGTCCCCAAAACAGTTTTATTTTCTTCATCAATTGTATATTGTATTGTTGAAACAATATAAAGACGATTATTTGTGCTTGGTTGAGATTCTTCGACTACTTGATAAAATTTACATCCATTGTTTTCAGACCACGAAAGATCCGACAATTCTAAATCAGACAAAACATGAAAATTGGATATATTTTTCCATGCTGTCGGAAGTTCATTATGAATTTTAATTATTGTGTTGTTGTTTATTTCTGCGTATTTCATTTTTCTGTATTGTTACATTATTTGCTGAATAATAATCGTGTCAAGAACAGCATTTGAGTCACTTTGATTATTTATTCTTATCGTTACACTATGTACAGCAGGCGGAAATGGAGGCGCATTCCCAAATCCAAAGAATGCAAGATAGTCTCCTGAAGACACAGACAA